TTGCCGCCGGTTCCACGGACTTCCGTGGCATCTACGGTACGCCTGGCCTGTAACCGCACGATGAGTGCGTAAAGACGCGGGTCACCTTGGCAGGTGGCCCGCGATCCTTCTTCACCTCCCCATAAGGATCGTCTTCAATGCCGCAAAGAAATCCCACCCGTTTCCCCTCTGGCGTGTCGAACGTCGCTCGCGAAAAGCAGTTCGGCCGCATCCAGGTGTTCGACCCGTCACGCCACAATATGTACTGGAACGACTTCTACACGTTCACCGCCGCCGACTGGACCGTCACCGAGACCCAGGCTGCTGCGACGCAGCTCGCGGCCTCTGGCCTTGGTGGCTGGTTCGTCCATACCAACTCCGCGGCCTCTGCCGACGTTTCGTCGATCCAGCTTGCATCGCCTGACTTCGCGTTCACGGACGGCAAGGCGTTCTGGTGCAAGACCCGCTACAAGGTCGATGACGCAACCAACGCTTCGGTCGCCATCGGCGCGATGATCCTGGACGCCTCACCGATTGCGTCGGCTCCGTCGGAAGGCATCTACTTCACGAAGGCTGCGGCCGGAACGTCGATGATCTTGAAGGTCGGCAAGGCGAGCTCGTACACGAACTCCTCTACCTTCGGCACGCTCGTTGCGGACACCTTCGTCACCGTCGGCTACCACTGCGAAGGCAAGCAGTTCATCAGCCCTGTCACTGGTGTTGCCAGCTACAACTTCGACGTCTTCTTCGGCACGGACGACAACCCGAACCTGGTCACGCGCATTGCGGTCCCGGTGACGAATACGCCGGTCGGCACCCTCATGACGCCAACCATCGCCTTGCAGAACGGCACGGCGGCGGCCCGTACGATGACGGTCGACTACTTCGGCCTTGGTCAGTCGCGCTTCTAACCCAGGAGTGAGGGCCAATGGTTGATACCGTAACGAGCCGGATCGTCTCGAACAGTGCGAAGAGCCTCGCCATGAGGTTCACGAACTTTAGTGACGCGACCGGCGAGTCGGGTGTCGTGAAGGTGGACGCCACGTCCGCCTCCAACGGCTACCAGGGGGTCGCGCCAGGCACGAGCCTCAAAATCCAGTACATCAACTGGGCTGTCACCGGCGTGGCGGTTCTCCGCATCCGGTGGCAGGCAACGGCAGACGAGGACGCCTTCATCTGCTCGTACGACGGGCAGATCGACTTCTCTCCGTATGGCTGCATCAAGGCCCCAGCCATTACTGGGATCACGGGCAGCCTGAAGTTCACGACGAATGGGTTCGTGGCCGGTTCCGGCTACGACGTCTTCCTCGTGATGATCAAGGGCGTGCCGCAGACATGACGTATCGTCCTGGAGACTTTCTGCGTATCTGCGACCGCACCGGGTTCAAGGTGTGGGCGTCCGACACGAAGGAAGAGTGGAACGGCCTTATTGTCATGAAAGGCGTCTATGAGGCCCGCCACCCCCAGGACTTCGTCAAGGGTCGCGTCGACCATCAAGCAGTGCATGGAGCCAGGCCCCGTCCAGGAGACCTGGCTCCTGACATGCCATACGTCCTGGAGGCAGAGACGTCCGACGGCGGCCTCCTGCAAGACGAAAACGATTCAGCCCTCCTGGTAGGATAGACATGGCCAAGCTCTCATCCTTCACGACAGCGGCCAACCTGGTGGGAGCGCTTCTGCCGATCCTCCAGGGCGGCACCAACAAGAACCTTTCCATCTCGTCCCTGTTCCTGACCGGCAGCGCAACGATCAACTTCGCCAGCGTCGCGGACAACGCAGTGTCGGCGACCTCGAACGTGTCGGTGACCGGAGCAGTGGCGGGGGACTTCGTCATCGGGTTGTCAGCCAGCGGCGACATCGACACGACCAATGGCATCAGCCTTCACGGGGCGGTCACCGCGGCCGACACGGTCGGTGTGTTCCTGGTCAACGACAGCGGCGCACCATTCGATGCTGCCAGCCAGACCATCCGGGTCCTGGTCATCCCGAAAGCGGTGCTCGGCCTATGACAAGCTCCGGCGTCGCCACCATAAACCCGTCGATGCTGTCGATCCTGACGACGGCCTTCTTCAAGGCTGGCATCATCCGCGACGACGAGACCATCGGCTCCGACAAGCGCGCAATGGGCCTGACGATCCTCAACGAGATGATCAAGACCTGGCAGGCGCAAAACATCCGGGTGTGGACCGAGGAGGAGGGCCTCCTCATCCTGAACCCAGGGCAGTATCGCTACCAGCTCGGGCTGACCGGCGACAACGCGACGGACGCCTGGACGTACCTGGAGTCCGAGGCAACGGTTGCCTCTGCCGCCGGGGCAACCACGGTCACGCTGGAATCGGTCACCAAGGTCAACGGCGCGTCGCTCGCCATCGGCGACCTCATCGGGATCGAGCTCTCCGGGGATACGTTGCAGTGGACGACGATCACGCTCGTCGCTGGCCTGGTGGTCACGTTCACCACCCCGCTGACAGCCGCGAACTACGTTGGCGCGAAGGTCTTCGGCTACACGTCCAAGATCATCCGGCCGCTGAAGGTCAGCCGCGCTTCCGCGGTGTCGTTTGGGTCGGGAGGGGCCACCGACACCGAGACCCCGATGCGCGTGTATTCCCGCCAGGAGTACATGGACCTGCCCACCAAATCGAACACCGGCAACCCGAACATCGTGTTCTATGCCCCCAAGCTGCCCCTGGGTGAGCTGTTCATCTGGCCCGCGGCCGAGGACCCAGACGTTGCGATCAGGTTCACGTACTCCAGGCCGATCTACGACTTCGTCCTGAACAGCGACACTGGGGACTTCCCGCAGGAGTGGCAGGAGGCGTTGACGAGTGGCCTGGCCCTGCGCCTGGCCCAGGCCTACCAGGCCCCAGCGACCCGCATTCAGGTCCTGGAGGCCCTTGCGACGGCGACGGCGCAGATACTGATCTCCTGGGACCGCGAGCCTGAGTCCATCAGCTTCGTCCCGGACCTGGAGGGCTGATGGCACAGATACCGTTCGCCCTGGAGACCTACATCAGCCGCGCGCGCCCCGTGTCGTCGCAGCGCCTGGTCAATATGTACTCGGAGCTCCAGCCCGAGGAGGTCAACGCCAAGTCGAAGGTGGTGCTGTTCGGTGCCCCTGGCCTGGTGCAGTTCGCGACGGTCGGCACCGGCCCGATCCGCGCCATGCACATCCTGAACGAGTACGTCTACGTCGTCTCCGGCAGCCAGTTCTACCGGCTGGCCTCTGACGGGTCGTCCGACCTGCTCGGGTCTGGCATCCTGGCAGGCACCGGCCCGGTCTCAATGGATGACAACGGGGTCGAGGTGGGCGTCGTCGATGGCCAAGCAGGGTTCATCTACAACTCCGACAATCTGACCTGGCAGCAGATCAGCGACGTGAACTTCTACCCAGCCAACACGATCAGCCACAACGAGACCTACTTCCTGTTCGACCGCAAGAACACGAACCAGTTCTTCAGCTCGGACTCGATCCAGGGGCTGATCTACAACCCGCTGTTCTACGGCACCGCGGAGTCCCTGTCCGACTACGTGCTGGCCACGATCAACCACCTGCAACAGCTCATCGTCGCGGGGCAGCGGTCGATTGAAATCTGGTATCTGGCGGGCGGCGAGAACTTCCCCTGGGCGAAGTACACGGGGGCGGCGATCCAGATTGGCATGGCCGGTCCGCTGGCATGGACCAAGGTTCGCGAGGCCCTGCTCTTCATCGGCAACGACCGCAACTTCTATCGCCTGGAAGGCGTCAATGCCGTCCGGGTGTCCAAGCACGGCACCGAGCAGGAGTGGGCCAACTACGGCGACATCTCCGATGCGTTCTGCTTCTCCATCACCTGGGAAGGTCACGACTTCATCTACGTCACGTTCCCATCGGTTCCAAAGACCTGGTGCTTCGACCTGACCACGGGGCTGTGGCACGAGCGGGAGTCGACGGATTCTGGCAATCAGCCGCTGGGCCGCTGGCGCGCGAACTGTGCCGTGGCGGCCTTCAACAAGCAACTGATCGGCGACTACGAAAGCAACGTCATCGGCTACCAGTCGTCGACCGACTACACCGAGTACGGCAACACCATCAAAGGCCTGGCGCAGGGCTCGCCGATGCACAAGAACGGCAACCGGGTGTTCATGCCCAGGTTCGAGCTGGACATCGAGGCAGGCATGGGCCTGACGACCGGCCAGGGCAGCGACCCACAGCTCGTGCTGAGCCTGTCGGACGACGGCGGCTACACCTTCAACCAGGTCAGGTGGGCGTCGATGGGCAGGACCGGCCAGTACAACGCCAGGCTCCGCTGGTGTGCGATGGGATCGTTCTACCAGCGCACCATGAAGCTGGAGGTCTCGGACCCCATCCGGCGCACGATCATCTCATCCTTCGTTGACCTGGAGGCGGACGAATGAGCGACGACAAGCCCAAGGAACTCCCGGTCATCACCGCTGTCGGCGTAATCAGGATGCCGAGCGCCAAGATAGCGCTGACGCCGCCTCCGCCTCCAGAAGGAAAGGAGGTGACCGATGACAATC